CTGATCGAGCAGTTGCTCGCATCGTCACCATTGAGGAAGCCGCAATGAAAGACGGACTCTATCAGGTGACAACCCCGCATCTGTGCGCGGGCTTCATAATCGAGCACGGCATCGTCACGCTCTGTGCACCGATCCTGCGCAAGCGCATCGAGTACTGGAAGCGGGTTGCCCGCTGGGTGTGCCCATGAAGGGAGCCTGTCGCCTGCGGGAAGGCATCTTTGACCGCTGGTACATCTTTCACCCCACGCGGGACGATCTGGCGTGGAGCGGATCGCAGTGGGTACCCTCGTCGCCTGAGGGTTTACCCACTGGTTCGTTTCAGGTCTGCAACTTTTTCACCGAGCAGGAGGCCCGCGATTACTGCCGGGAGTATGCGCTGGAACCGCAATGACCAGCGCTAGATTCTCACCCCGGTGACCATCGAGGCGTACTGCTCGATGCAGGTTTGCTCGTCGTAATCGTTCCATGTGACGAGCTGCACATAATTTTTCCCGTTGCAGTTATCCGCGCCGTCGAGCTTGCAGTTCCAGAACACGCGCCCGGCCTGCGATTTCACCACGCGGCAGGGCTTCGACTGATCCCAGCAGCTCTTGTTGCGGTCGGTCTTCGTGCCGTCGTCAAACTTCACATAGACGCACGGCATTTTGGTTTTGTTCACTTGATTGGGGATGTACTCCCAGTCATAGTTCTTGCCGTTGAGCCAGTAGTCGACGCCCGGCACCGCAGCTTCAACGGTTGCCGGGTCAGCGCCGATGGAAAAATCGAGCACAGGTTTGCCCGGCAGGTAGACATCGAGGTCGAGAATCGCCTGTGTGTCGGAATGTTGGAGCGCGGCGATCACCTTGCTGTTGCGGGTCGCCACGTCGGGCAGCGTGCCGTTCTCGTTCTTCACCACCCATGGATCGAGACACAACGCGAATGGCATGCCCAGCGCGTTGCACGATAGAGCGAAGCGCTTTGTGGCGCTATTGATGAACGAAGATTTGGTCGGCCCGTAGGTCAGCCCGATTGCGCCGCAGCCTTCGCCGCCGAGCGCTTGCATACAGCGCAGCTGCCGGGCGATCACGTTCGGATCGTTGGACAGGTAGCCGGAAGATGATTTGTCGATCCCGTCTTTCCCGAAGTACAGCACGGTGTGAAACAGCACCGGATGGCCGAGAAGTTCTCGCAGAGTTTTCATAGTACTCTCCCCTCAAGTTGAATTGAGCGGAGGAGCGCAGCTTACTCCAAAAAAGTTTTCGCTTGCAATTTTTGCGCTCATGGGTGCACACTCTCCACCATCGAGAGCAACACCCTCTCGGTATTTCCACTAGAGACTGCCGACATCGCCAACGGCTAACCCCGCAGTCGGGCCTGCGCGAGCCTGAGTACCCACAAATCGCGACCCGGTGACAATCACCGTAGGTGTCTCCAAAAATCAAATGCACTCCAACGGAGTTTGCGTTCTCACCCCTGCACAGGCAGATGAGTTCGAAAGAAACGGGACCGTTGCGTGCTGCACCCAGCATCGCCACCTCTCGCGCGGCAAGGCCGAAGAACTGGCCTCCGAGCGCATCGTCTGCCGGGATGATCGCGGCGATTTTGTCAGCTACATCGAAGCGCGCTGGGTTGGGAAAGGCAGAAAGTATTTGACATTTGTGCGCTCGCGCGAGTGGAAACGCATGGAGTCATCCGGCACCACGGTGATGCAGCTGGTCCCGGCTGGAGGTGCGTGGTGACCGAGGTTGCCGAGTTGACACCGCCGCCAGCGAACATGGCGAATGTCGCCGGACAGCTGAACCTGCCGACAGGGCAGCCAGCCCTCAACGCCAAAGTCAGATTCGATCTGATGTACTGCGGCTGCAACGTGCCGCGCGTTGTCGGTTCCAACACAATTGTTCCGCAATCGTTTGAAGTCGATGTGCCCGCAAACGGCGCATGGTCGACGGTGGTCTACGGCAACGACAAGATCACCTGCGGGCTTGATATTGGCAGCTCGCGCTGGCGGATCGCCTACATCGTGAACGGCGTCGAGCAGCCCGCCATCCAGTACCAGATCAACTCCGCCGCGAATCCCTTCACGCCGGACAGCGCGCCGCTCTGCGCGAGTCCCACTGATGTTAACTGCGCCGTGCAGTATCCCTACACTGTTCCGCCGCCGCCGCCGATCACAGGGCCAGTGGGGCCGCAAGGTCCGACCGGGCCGCAAGGGCCGCAAGGCGTGCAGGGTATTCAGGGCATTCAGGGTGTGCAGGGTCCGACCGGGCCGCAAGGTCCGACAGGCGCGACCGGGCCGTCCGGCGCTGCAGCCGGAACGCGGCACGCTTCGATCTTCAACGGCACCGTGACCGGGAACGGCAGCGTGGGAGCCAATTTCACGATCACCGGAACTACGGGCGGAATTGCTGTTTATCCCACCTCAACGGTCCCCCAAACGTACCGGGTCAACGTGGCTGGAACTGGCACTGCGGTTTCTACGGTGTTTTCTGACAACGCCGCGAATCCCACCATGAACCTGTCGGTGTTCGACACCTTCACGGCGGCCTATGTCGCTGAGACCGTTGTCACAGGCGTCATTTATCGCTGGTTGGGGCTTTTCGGAACCAACGGGAATGTATGGTCTGCCGACAATCCCGCGTCTCCGTTTGTGGGCTTTCGCGCCACGCCCACAGCAGCACAAAACTGGTTTGCCTACGTGTCGACCGATGCGACTCACTTCACTGCTGTCGATACGGGCGTTGCTCAAGATTTAGCCATGCATCACTTCAAGTTCGTCCGCGACCCGGCCACGCGCACCATCACTTTCTACATTGACGGTGTTCAGGTGGCGGTGATTGCGGGCACTGCTACCGGAATGCCGGGCGACAGTGTCGCGTTCTGGCCGGGCTGTTGCGCCGCCAGCACTGGTTCTGGCTCGATCATTTTTCACTCGATTAGTTGGTGGAGCATTTATTGATCGTCAAGGAGGTTCGCTATGGCAGTTCAAGCGGTCAACACTTACGCCTTTTGCGTGAAGCGGCTCTCTCTGAGTGGCCGCTCTCACTACATGGGCGAGCAGGTTTATGTGGTCGCAACGTCGCTCGCAAACGCGCAGGCGACTCTGACAGCGCAATACGGCGCTGATCTCGGAGTTGTGACCGGAGGCGCAGCGCTGGTTCCCGGCGCAATCACACAGTTGGCCTGATCGAAAACTTCGACCGGAGGTAATTCATGACAACAACCGAAGCACCACCAGTAGGAATCAATGCACTTCATTCGGTCGCGCAGGCGAATGTCTACCGACTGAATGTGACCTTCGGGGATGACGTGCAGGGCTACGAGATCGCAGTCATCGCGCCATCAGCGGAAGAGGCGAAGGCCCTCGTCATGGGCGACCTTGAGGGCGTGACCAGTGTCGGCGCTCCCACGCTCGCTGTCGAGAACGTATACCTGATCTATGAGCCACCCGAGCCGCCACCAGAGCTACCCGAGGGGCAGGCAAAAGCCACGTCACCCGCGAAAAAAAAGTAGAGGCTCGCAATGCAAAACGTCAACGTGTACGAGTTCACAGTGAACCTGCTGTCAAAGCAGGCCATGGGCGAGCATCTGGGTCATCACGTAAAAGTGGTCGCAGCCGATCCGCAAACCGCGATGACCCTCGTTCAAACGCAGTACGGAAGCGATCTGACCGGGATAAAAGTCGGTCCCGTTGAGATTGTGCACAACGCGATTTCCGCATAAACCATCATGCCGAGTGGAGAAAAATCGCAGGGCAATCTGGCGAACATGACCAGCAAGGGCAAGCGCTGGCAGCCGGGTCAGTCGGGGAATCCCTCCGGCAAGCCGCGCCGGATGAATACCCTGATCACCAACGCGCTTCGCGTAAAGCTCTCTGAGTGGGACGAAGAAACCAAACAGACTCTCGCGGAGCGCGTTGCCGGGATCATGCTCAAGTGCATCACGCACCCTGATCCTGAACTCGACAAGACGCGCATTCAGGCGATCTCCGAGGTCATCGACCGGGTTGAGGGCAAGGCGACCCAGCAAATCAACGTGGCCGACGTTACTGCCGAGCTGCAGGAGCGCAGCGACGAAGACCTGCTTTACAAGTTGGAGCATGGCTACTGGCCGGAAGATCACGCCACAGAGATGCGCAAGCGCAAGCTGAAAGAACTCGCCGCGAAGACCATCGACGCGCCGACTACTGAAATTCAATGAGCAGTTCCCCACTGTCGCTCGACCGCGACAATATCATCGACAGCATCCTGATCAAGCAGGAGCTGAAGAAGCGCGAAATCTGGAACAAGTGCTCGGAGAGAGTCGCAAGCCTCGATGCCGGGCCGATGCTCTGGCTCACGCAATACACCGCGACCGAGGATTTGCACTGGCTGCAGAAGGGCACTCCACCTGTCGCGCCGTTCCCGATGAAACTCTACCTCGTGGTCGCGATGAGTTATCTGCTCACCTGCGACACGATCTTCATCCCGAAGTCGCGGGAGATGATGACCTCGTGGCTGGTCTGCGGCTACATCTCGTGGATGTGCCAGTGGCTGCCGCACATCTTCTGGATTCTGCAGACCGAGAAGGAAGACAAGGCCACGCAGCTGATCACCTACTGCCGGATTCTCTTCGACCGACAGCCAGACTGGATGAAAGATCGCAACCCGCTGGTGGTCTCGAATTCCATCGAGCTGAAGCGCAAGAACGGCTCGCACATCATGGCGGTGCCGCAGGGCGAGAATCAGGTCCGCCTGTTTCACCCGTATGGCTACATGCAGGACGAGAGCGCATTCCTTCCCGAGGCGGAGCAGAGCTTCAACGCGGTTCGCCCGGTGTGCAAGCAAATCATCGGCGTGTCGTCGGATGAAATCGGCTGGTTTCATAATGAGTGCAAACGGTAGGCTGCTGATCCTCGCGTTGCTCGCCGGATTCGCGCAGGCGCAAGACCCGACCGTGTCGAGCTACCTTCCGAGTACGAAGCGCGTTCCCGGCAAGACGGTTTGCAATCGCATACTCACGCTGCAGCTCCAGCATCCCGGCGAAGCGATCACCGCAGAAAACGATGGCGCGGGCACGATTCAGGATTGCCTCGATGTCGACATCGCGCAGCCCGATGCAGCGGGCACACTCTACGTTGGCGGCGGAAAGAATGGCGGCATTCGCACCGATCTGGGTTTTCACATCGGCGACCGCGACTGGATCATCGGACAGAACGTGGGCGCGGGCGGCAACAGTGTCACCCCGAACACGGGCACCAACTTCATGGGATCGTCGCGCTTCCCTACGGGCCGTGACTCCGGTGCTGGGGTCACGGCCACGGGCAGCGCTGGACAGAGCGTGGTGCGGCTGGCGCTTGCCACAGGTGGCCCTGATCTGATCATCGGCCCGCTCGAAGAGTTCCGTCTCGCGGGCGATCCGACGCGCTACACCTTCGACAACTGCACCGTGGCCTGCGCGGAAGGCAAGGGCAAGTGGTATGCGCTGCTGGCCGGGAGCGAGGTCGCATTCAATATCACGCCACCCTTGAAGACTAGCCCGGCGAACACTCCGGTGCGGCTGATCAAGGCGATGTTCCGCTTCGGCGACCAGTGGCACGGCAGTCCACAGGAAGGCGTGCTGCTGCGCAGCTTCATCAACGGCGATTCGATCATGGGCAATCTCGGCATCGGCATGGGAATCATGAACGGGCAAGAGGGACAGGAGAACGACCGCGCCGAGGATGTCTACATTCGAAACATTTCACAGGCGATCAAGATTTTTCAGGCGCATCGCTCCGGCACATGGCGGAACCTCAACGTCGCCTACACCAACGAGAGCCGGGGCTGCCCGACGCCGGGCGATGGAATGCCGCCGACGATTCCCATGGAACTTGCGCCCTACAACACCACGGTTGACGGCTTCACGCTCTATGTGGGCACAGGCGGCCCGTGCACACCGAAGCAAATGATCTACGGCGGGATTCACATCACCGACAGCCCGCTGTTTACGCAGCCCTTCGGCGTGCTGCGCGTGCTCAACTGGCACGTCGAGATGAACGGCGATCAGGCGGATGGGACTGTGACAGGCGATGGCGTGCTGGTCGACTCGACGGGCGGCAACATCGAGATGGACAATGGCACACTTTGCCCGAAGGCGAGCGGCTGCAAGAACGGAATTCGCATCGCGGCGAATTTTCGCGGCGTCTTCGATCTGCGCAACACCAGCTGCAATGCGAAGGGCGGCACCACCAACCTCATCGCTGATGATGTGAACCACAACGTGCTACCTTGCGCCGAAATTCTGAATGCGACGGGCTTCTATCGCATCACGCACGACGGCACCGCAATAACCGACGTATTGTGCAGCGCGATGACAAACGGCTTCTGCTTCAACAAGTGGGGCTGGAGCCACTACATCGGCGGAGTGAACGTCACCATACTGCTGCGGTTCCTGATCCTGATCGATCTGCTCATCCTGACGTTGATCGTGTACGGAATTGTTCGACGAATTCGCAGGCTCTCAGTTCACAAGTAGGAGTCTCCCCATGTTTCTGATCCATCTCATTCTGCTGGTGCTCGCGCTGGTGTGCTTTCTGGGCGCTGCTGTTGGTGTCAGCCACCCACGAATAAACCTTCAGGCGCTCGGCCTCTTCTTCTGGGTCGGCGCAGAACTGTTCGCAATCGCAACGAAGTAGGAGGTTGCCATGGCGATCCTGTCAGAAGCCCAAAAGAAGGCAGTCCCAAAATCACAGCGTGGCGTGCCCGGCAAGAGCGGCACGGGCAGCTATCCCATGCCGGATGCCGCGCACGCGAAGGCAGCGGTCGGACTCGCGGCGATGCATCACGGTCCCGCATTCGCCTCGAAGATTCGCCGCAAGGCGCGCAATCTCGGATTTTTCGGAGGTTAGCGATGGCGTGGAAGCAGCGCGATCACATGATGGCGGGCGTGAAGAGTGCATACGCCTCGCCCAACACTCCAGCACATCTTCGTCCGCATCTCGCTCGTCGACTTCAGGGAGGCACTATGGCTTTTCCACCCCGCAAAACTATCGTTGCTCCGACCGGGGCGACACCGTTCAAGACCGTGGCGCGACCCGCTGGCTCGACACCGCGCAAGACGATTGTCGGCGCAACTGCGCGACCGCCAATCAAGACGGTTGTCGGTTCGACCGCTGCACCTCCGCCGAAGACTCTGGTCGGCTCGACGGCAGCGCCGCCGCTGAAGACCACGCCCGCAAATCTCGGCAAGGGCAGCAGGGGCGCGCTGGGTCCGGGCTTCACCGAGCGCCCGAACAGCGCCTCGAATCCGCGCATTTCATCGCGCTCGCTCGGCAATTCGGACGGCAATCCCGGTCGCAGTGTGGCTCCGATGCCGCCCCGCGCATCAGGTCCGCCGAACCCTGTGCTCGACAGCACGGAGAACACGCGCACGGACAAGATTCTCGCCGGAGGCATGGGGCCTACCGCGAAAACCATGGGCCGGGCGCGCCGGGGCACGCGCGCACCGCGACGCCCGAGCATGTTTTATGGCGGTTAATTTTTCTCATGAAGGGGAGAAAACAATGGACGGGAAAGACACGTTGATGAATGCCCTGCTCGAAGCCAACAAACGCCTCAGCATCGTGGTGATCGAGCAGAAGCGACTGACCGGAAAACTCTTTGGCCTCGGGCCGCAGGAGACGGGCAACGAAAGCAACCCCGAAATCTCGGTCGCATCGCTCACCCAGCGCCTCGTGCGTTCCATCGGAGAGCTTGAGGCCGAACTCGGCAGACAGCACACTGGTCTCGGCGAACTCGCGCCGCCCGTGCAACAGGCTCGCGCCGTCAACTACTGAACCTCAATGGCAAGGCCCATCCGGTTTTGTTCATTGCCGGAGTGTGAAGGACGTTGCTTCGGACATGGGCTTTGTCAAAAGCACTATTTACGGTGGCGACGACACGGTGACCCACGAAAACTTACACGGGCCGAACCGGGCACGGGCTGGTTGAGGCCAGATGGTTATCGCGCCATCAAGGTGAATGGTCGTTATCGCATGGAGCACCGTGTTGTGATGGAAAAGAGACTCGGACGCAGGCTGCGCCGCGATGAGCACGTTCATCATCGGAACAAGCATAAGACGGACAATCGTCCGCGAAACCTCCGCTGCATGAGCGATTCAGCGCACGGAAAGTTGCATTCCCGAGAAGCCAATCGTGCGAGGTGGGGAAAATGCCAGCGGTGAGTACTGCCATGAGGAGACTCATGGGATTGGCCGAACACCACCCAGAAAAAGTGAACCCTGAGAATCGGGGCGTGCTCAAGATGACCCATCAGCAGCTGCACGACTTCGCTTCCACGCCGGAGAAAGGGCTTCCGCACTACGTCAAGGGCAGCAAAGCGAAGAAGCGGAATCGAAACTTCTATGGCGGATGATCTCATTCAGCATCCCCACGTCGGGATGACCTCGTGGAAAAACCATCACGGGATCACCATCCTGCGCCTGCACTACAGCGCGGATGACGAGAAGGGTGGTGGTGAACAGACCTACGTGCCCGAGATCAACAAGCATCTCTCGCCGTGGGCGCTCGCTGCTTACGGGCGGATGACGGACCCAACGCTCTATCTCAAGGAATACGAGATCGATGCCGAGGCGACGCTGGGCGCGCTGCTGTTCCAGTTCCACGAAGAGGTGACGGTGGAGAAGCTGCGCGAGATTCCGCCCGAGTGGACGCGGCGCATGTCAGTCGATCCGCACCCCGGCATCCCGCATGCGTTCCTGTGGAGCGCGACCGATCCATGGGGCGACCGCTGGTACTACCGCGAGCTGTGGCCTTCGAAGGTCTGCTACGAGTGGAAAAACGGAATTCTGCACGGCAAGCCGGGACCGTGCCCGCAGGATGAGCGCGGCCCGAACATTCGCGAGTATGTGCAGGCGATCAAATTTCTGGAGTCTGGCGACAACCCGGAGAACCGATGCAAAGGCCAAATCTTCGAAGAAGAAATCTTCGCGCGCGTAATCGACTACGCGGCGCGCGCTTTCGGCAAAGGGACCAACGACGATCCCGAGCAGGAAAATTATCAACAGCGCTACGAGAAGCACATGATGAACCTCGAAGTTGGTCGCCCCTACTTCGATGACGCGAAGAAGGACCGACAGGTCGGCGTTGAGGTGGTGAACGAGGGCTTCAAGCTGATCGAGCGCATGGGCAACAACGGCGACTATTACAAGACCAGCCGCATTCACATCATCGGCGAGCGCTGCCCTGAGCTGATCCACGAACTGAAAACCAACCGCCGCCAGCAGCTCACGCCGCTGCAGGTCGAGCGGCAAGACCCCACGGGCAAGCCCGTGAAGGTCCGCACGCACATGACCGACAACCTGCGTTACATCGAGATGTCGAATCCGATCTACGTTGAGCAAAGCACCATCGTCGACAGCTTCCAGCCCGTCGCTCACGGATTTTCATACTGATGGCATCAGCAAGCGTTGCTCCTAAACCCACTTACTCGAACGAAGCGCAGATGGTGACCGACATCATCGAGCGTCGTAACGAGAGCCGCAAGTGGATGCGGAAGAACATAAATCCCGAGCTGACGGAAGTGTGGCGCGCGATCAAGGTGCGCACTGCGCCTATTTACAAGAAAGATCGCGCGGGCGTCGACACGCAAACCGAAGACAAGTCGCGCACCAATGTCGCGATGCCCGATCTGAACATCATCTATCGCCGCAACGCCGCGCGCATGACGGCCAACCCGTACCGCCTTGAATACACGGGCGGCGATCCGCTCGTTGCCGATATGCTCTCGGCGCTTTCCATGCAGCAATACGCGCGCTCGAATGAGGCGTTTCACGATGTGCGCGTAGTGCTCGCCTCGGAGGCTTTCGGCTGGGGCTACTCGAAACTGTTCTGGGACAAGCTGGTGCGGACGATGAAATTCCGCCGCGCCATCATGAAGAACAAGGCGGTGATTTTCCGCAAGCGCGGCGACATCATGCGCTTTCAGGGTGCGAGCGAAGATGAGATCGAAGGCGCAGTCGCCGAGTTCGGCGAGGACATGGACGATAACGAGATCGCCAAATTCATGGCGAAGTCAGGCACCGAGGTCACGGTCCCGCAGGAGCTGAAACAGTTCGAAGGGCCAATCGTAAAGTGGATTTTCAACGGCGATCTCTTTATCGAACCGAATGCCGCGACGCTGGAGCGTTCCAGCTACGCCATCGAGCAGTTCACCGAGAACGATCTGTGGCTCGAAAAGATGTCGCGCATGACCTATGAAGACCCGGACACCGGGCGGATCACTTCCGCCTTCGATCCCGATGCGCTGCAGGAATTGCTCGACACGGGCGGCGATGTCGACCAGCGCGAGAACGAGCCGGGCGACGATCTGCGCGATATGTTCAACGCGGCGATAGGCCGCGAGCGCGAGCAGGAGTATTACCTGCCGAAGAACCTGCGCCCGCGCAAGAAGTTCAATTTGCTGGAGCAGCACTCGCAGGACGATGAGGACGGAAGGTTTTACATAACGTGGGTTTCCGAGCGCTACCGCGACAAGACGCTGGGACGCATGCCGTATCAGTACGATCTCTACGGCAAGTACCAGTACACCGACATGACCCCGCTGCCCGATCTCATCGTGAGCTTCGGGGATTCAACGCCGCGCCTGCTGCGTCATCTCTACCAGATGCATAACCTCACGGTGGCGCAAAATTTCGATTACGTCACCAACCTGCTCAAGCCGTTCCTGCTCCGGCGCATCGGCGTCAACATCGAACCGGAAGTTGTGGTGCGCGGACTCTTCCGCGAGCTGCAGGTCGCCGATCTGAACGGCGTGAAGCCGCTGACGGAACCGCCGCTGCCGACAGGCGCATTCGAGCGCGAGGCGCAGATCATGCGCATGCTGTCGCTCGCCGAGCCTGCCCTCACTTCGACTGAGGGCGGCACGGCAGCCAACCCGCAAGCTGGAAAAACGGCGACAACTGCCCTATTAGCCTCGAAGGCCGCCGACGCGCTCACGCAGTTCAAGTTCGACGGACGCAACCGCTACCTGCGCGAGTTGGGTCTCAAGAAGTTGTGGATGAATCAGCAGGGCCGCGAGAAGGAGCAGCGCTGGGAGATCGAGCAGGCGTACTGGAATACCAGCTTGCGCAAGCGCGTCGACGCCTTGCAGGGACAAATGCCGGATTGGGCATTGCGGCAGGGCAGCGACAAAGTTTACGCCGTCAGTCTCGACCCGATGGAGATTCAGCAGGATTTTCAGGTGGAGCCGGAAGCAGGATCGTACCTCGCCGTCGACGATGAGATGCGGCAGCAGGCCGCACAGAATCTGACGCAGGTCGCGATGGCGAACCCCGACATCGTCGACCGCCGCAAGGTAATTCGTTTCCAGATGTCGACGATCAAAGGTATCGGCGATCCCGATGCGTACTTCCTGCCAGAGCAGCAGGGTCCGCAGGAACCTCCGGTCAAGATCAACGCGAACGTTCAGATTCCGCTCGACAAGATGCCTGCCGACATCGTGAATCAGCTGCTCCCGGCAATCGGCCTGCAGCCGTCTCAGACGCTGGAGAGTAACGATCAGATTGACCAGTTCCAAAAGACTGCGGAGGCTGCGCAGACCGGAGGCGAAGCCGCCGACTCGCTCATGAGTCCCGGCGAGAGCGAGCAGGCCGAACACGAGAGAGGCGCAGAGCACGCGATGCAGATTGTGCAGAACGCGCACGAGGCACAGCAGCAGTCCGATCAGCAACTGCACGAAGCGGTGATGACCGGAGTCGAGCACGGGCACGCGATGCGGCAGCAACATCAGGAGCACCAGCACGCGATGGACGAAGCCGCGCAGACGCATGCGCACAACCTGCGCGAGGCGGAACAGACGCACGCGCAAAACTTGCACGCAGCCGAGCAGCAGCATCGTCATGCGCTGACGCAAGGCGCGCAGCAGCAGCGCTCGCAGTCGCAGCAGAAAGGTGCAGAGATTGCCTCGAAGGAACGCCTACATGCAGCCGGGCTGGAGTCGCAGGAAAAAATCGCGGGCCAAAAGAACAAACCGAACGGCAAGCCCGCGAAGGCCAATCCGAACGGGAGAATCGGCGCATCGTCTGGGCCGGAGCCAACGGTGATCCACTTGAAGATCGATCACGGTGGTGGCGAGCGTGGCGGCGGCGGGAAGCGCACCATCAGCCTGATTCGCGACAAGGACGGCACAGCCACTGGAGCCGAGGTGCATGATCACCGCCGACGCAAGGTGAAACTGATTCGCGGCGAAGATGGACTCGCCACCGGAGCCGAGATTAGCGAGGAGTGACATGGCGATCAGGAGCGCAGTGCCCCTCAGTTTCAAGCACGAGATTCTCGACGGCATCCACGATGCTGGCGACGACTACCGGATGGCTCTCTACACCAGCGGTGCCGATCTCGATGCGAAGACCGCGAACTACAACGGACAGGCGGGCGAGGTGACAGGTGGCGGCTATGCGAAGGGCGGGCGACCGCTCTCGGGCCGCAAGACCGGAGTCGCGGGCAACATCAGTTATCTCACCTTCGAAAATCCGAAATGGCTGAACGCGACCTTCACTGCTCGCGGTGCTCTGATCTACAACGCATCGAAGCAGAACCGCGCAGTTGCCGTGATCGACTTCGGGCAGGATCACACCTGCACCAATGGAACATTTGCAGTGACGCTGCCCGATGAGGGCGCGAATGCAATCGTGTCGATAGGCTAATCATGGGAACAACCACTCCAATTCGCGGACTCTACAAACCCGCGAAGAACGAGACCAACTACGACGCTCTGGTCAACGCCAATTTCGACAACCTCGATGTCGTTGCGGATAAATCCTATGTGGACACGCAACTCGCGTTAAAAGCGCCACTCGCGTCTCCGTCTCTTTCAGGCAACCCCACAGCGCCGACACCAGCAGCGGGCGACAGTAGTGTGAGCATCGCCACCACTGCTTTCATAAAAAACGCACTTTCCGTTCCATGGTTGACCGTTCCTTACAGCTTCTTCGACACGACGAGTGCGGTATCGGCTGGGGCAGGCAGCACCACCAATGTTTATTTTGTATCGCGCCCCATCTTTTGTTTCGTGACCTTCACAAAGGTCACGATCAACGTGTCGGTTGCAGGCACGGCTGGCGACAAAATGCTGCTCGGCATCTACGACGCGAACTACAACCTCATCGTGCAAGCGACATTCACCAGCACTGGTTCAACCGGAGTTTACGCTGCAACGGTTCCGCAAACGACATTGAGGCCGGGACTGTATATCTTCGCCATGGGAGCAGTTGGCGGGGTTGTGATGAAGGCATACGGCAATACGGCAACTACACAACTGGGAAGCATCATGAACCAGAACTCTATCAAAATGGGGTTCATCAACAACCCTCCGGTCGGTGGGCTGCTGCCGAACCCCCTGAACTCAAGCGGAGCATTTACTGGTAACAACGGCATCGTTGTTCCATTTCAATTACTTGAGGCATGAGCCACTCACTCGGGAATCCGACAGGCGCGATGATGCTGCAACCCGTCACGATCATTGACTATCGAGCGGGCGGCGAACTGCTTTCAGATGCAGGGAACATCTTCGGCCTCACCGCTTCAGCAGCTGCAGGCTACATGGTTCAGGGGACAATCGCGGCTTCGCAAAATTCTCTCGGTGTTGTGCTGTTCCCGACCTTCACCAACTTTGTTCTCCGTCTCTACCAGATGTCGGGCGGATCGCTGACAGAGATTCCGAACACTACCGGACTGAACGCCATTTTCAACTTGTTGGTGAAGGCGGGATGATCACTGATGCCGACAACAACCTGCTACGGCTGGGGGGTTCAGGCGTGGGGAACGCCATGGGGCGGCTACTGCGAGACCATCGACGACCGACCCTCGGGCGGATTCATCGGTGGCGGGGCACAGGGCAGTCGCTACGAGCAGGTGCGCCGCCAGCAGGAGCTGCGCGAAGAACAGCGCGAGGAACACAATGTCGTTTTTCGGGTCAAGGGGGTTCGTGCATACGCGCATGTCGGCAGAGTCGCGAGCTGGGGCGGTCGCGGACTCACGGCGTTTGTGCGGGGCCTGCGTGCACAGGTCAGCACTCATCCGGTCACCGTCGAGGCGCTGACCTCAGTCGCGCCGCTTTCGCGCGAGCAAACGCAGATGCTGCTCGGGCAGGTGACGGTCGAAGGCTCTGTGGGGCCGCGTGGAGTGCGAGCGCAGATGCGCATCGGCAAGCCGACGATTCGCGCGGTGCGCAATCTGACCGATGAAGAACTGATCAACTTTCTGGATGACATGCTGTGATCGATTGGACACAGATGGAAATGGGCGCAGTTGCCAACTTTCTGGCATCGCCGGGGCCGCTCAAGAGTGGTCTTGAAAAGTTTGTCGAGAGTCTCGCGCTGGAGCATAAGGCGATGTGTACCGCCGCCATGGCGACGGTGCCGCGCAATCCAGAAGTCGCTGCCGATCACGCGGCGAAAGCGCAGCTGCTCGATGAGATTTGGGTCACGCTGGCGGACATGCTTGCGGCGGAACGTGTGGCCGCCGCGCCAGCGCCCACTGAAAGTTTGTAGTGCCCTTGCGGGAGCCAACCCCGCGAGGTTGGAGGTAGTGAATGGCTGACGAAGCAACAGCAGTGGTGAGCCAACCATCGACTGCTGGAGAGGAACAATCGCAGGTACAGAACGATTATTCATCGTTCCTCGGGCCGCCTTCTGCCGAGGCCGATCTCTCTGAGCAAGAACAACCCGCACCCGGCTCAGAGGAAGAAGCCGAAGGCGAACCGGAGCCGCAACAACCACAGCCCGGTGAAGCCGAGCCTGAAGAAGAAGAGGAAACGCCCGCCGCACAGCCGCAGGAAGAGGAAGCCGAGGAAGAGGCTGAACAGCCACCCTCCGTGGAGGAACGCCTTAAAGACCTCACTCAGCGCGAACTCGACCACTATGCGCAGCGTTACCCGAACGCATGGAAGATGTTGCAGAATCCTCAGACGCCCGAGGATGTGAAGCATCTCCTGCTTGACAAGATCGACGGCGATCACGAGATTCAACGGCGGATCGCCGAGGAGCAGGCGCAGCCCGAAGAGGAGCCAACCCTCGAAACCGAACGGGAGCAGCCTGAGCAGCAAACCACACCGCAGGAAGTCGCCGAGCAACGCACGGCGTACTACAACCAGATCGACAATCTGGTGCAAACGAGGTTTGACCCGCAAACCATCAAGGAAGTCGGAGACTCACTACTGCGCGCTTTCAACGTGAACGTGAAGGCGCTCGATGACCCGAACGTGTCGCCGGAGGATAAGGCGATTCTGAAAGGTCTCGTCGACAGCGTGCAGAAAGAGGCTCCGGTCCTTGCCCGGTTTATGGCCGATGCAGTGTCGACCACGGTGCCCATCATTCTGCGTCCGGCAATGGAACTAGCGATGCCGGGATTCACGCAGATGTATGAGCGCCACACCTACGGCACAGCATGGGAAAGCGTCCGCGCCCAAAAAGATGATCGAGGCCGGGCGCTGTATCCGGGGCTGGATGCATGGCCCGCGATCTCCGGCACGCCCGAGGCGCAAGCCTTCGAGCAAAAGCTGATGGAGGCCGCTGACCAGATTCCGGGTTTCGATGACATGGTGTTCCGTGATCGCTCCGGCAGACCACTGTCGGAGAGCCAGCAGGCAACGATGAAGTACACGCTGCTTGCGCGGCACCTCACGGGGCAGAGGGTGAATCCTGCAATTGTGGCGGAAGCCGTTGAGACGGGGCGAAGGCTCGCGGGCCGGGCGGAAGGACGCCGGGCGGCTGCGCGGGTATCGGGAGCGGGCCAGAGAACAGCCGGGCCTGCAGGCTCTGCTAGTGCGGAAGACGAAGACCCCATGATGGCGGCACTCGACAAGGAAATCGCGAGACAAGAGGGCAACTATCGGCAGGTCGTTCGAGGGCGCAATAGCGGGCGCTGAACGGGGACGGCAGGAGAGTAGACCATGGCCGTTCGCAGCACCTCTACCTTCAACAGCTTCGTGACCGAGACGAGCAACGTGCGCGATGTCTCCACACGATTGCTGAACCTTGAGCCGGATCGCACTCCGCTCTACGTGCTCACCAACAATAGCAAGCGGAAGGTGAGCGTTTTTTCTCCGCGCATCGAGTTTTTCGAAGACGCCGATCTCGTGATGCTCGGCCAGTCCAACGGCGCAGTGGTCGCAGGCGCGACCGCGACCGCTGTCGGCGTTGCGGACTCCACCATCTTCGGAGTCGGCGATGTTGTGGCCGTGCAGAAATCCTCAGAAGGCACCGCGACCGTTGAGGAACTCATTCAGGTCACGGCTGTATCAGGCAACGCGCCTGCCGGGACACTCACCGTCACTCGCGGTTTTGCACTCACCCCGATTGATACGATTGGCGCAACCGCCACGCTCAAAATTCTCGGCGTGGCACAGTCTGAAGTGGGAGCCATCCAGAACCCGCGCACACCCGTGAAGTCTCCCAAAACTTCCGGCGCGCAGATTTTTGAGTGGCCGATGCAAATCTCCCGCACGGCGGCTGCCACAAAGATTTACGGCGACCGACCGGAACGTGCGCGTATTCAATGGCTGGGCATGCGCCGTCAGAAGCTGGAGATAGAGAACGCTGGCCTGTTCGGCAGCTACTCCGAAACGCTCAACGGAACCGCGTCGATGTACACCTCCATGGGGGTACGCTCCATCATCTCCAGCTGGATCGCGGATGCTGGCGGCACCCAGACGCCTACCACGTTAAAGGTCTTCCTCGACTGGTCCCGTATGGCGTTCCGCTACGGCTCCCCGGAAAAACTCCTGATGGCCGCGCCGCTTGTGAAAGAGGCGATGGACTATTGGGCAGCCGGGAAACAGTTCGTGCGTGCGGAGGACAAGGTCTTCGGCGTAAGCCTGAAGCGCTTTGTCACTTCGAACGGCAACTGGCTGATCGCCAACAACTACAACATGGATGGCGGAGTCGCTGACGAAGCGCTCGGCATCGATCTGCCTTCTATCGAGTACTGCCCGCTGGTCAACAACGGTCAGAACCTCGATACCCGCCTGTACGCCGATTACGATCCGACCAATCCGAAACTGCTGAAGGATTTGATCCTGACGCAGGCGGGCTGGCGAATCTGGCATCAGGCGCGGCACGCACGTATCTACGATTTTCAGGCATTCGCCTAACCACGGGAAGTCAGGCGCACATCGCCAAAGCTGGGGCGCGGTTCTTACCAACCGTGCCCCGATTTTTTGGGAGATCACATATATATGATTAACGAGCGAGCACTGAAAGCACGGAACTGGAAAGCAACCTGCCTCGTCTGCGGAAAAACCTTCGGCTATGCAGACGGCTTCCAGTGTGACGCGCAGCCCGGCAAGCACGTCATCCAGAACAAAGAGTATTACCACCTCGGCGCGGGACACATTCAGTCGATTCGCGACCGCCGCATGTTCACGCCCTCACTGAACCTGAAATCCGACATCGAGGTGCGCGACAAAGTGACCGGGCAAATCTCTCGCATCGAAGGTCTAATCGTTCACTTTCGCGAAAGCGGACGTTACGATTCGAGCGACCCCGAGGAGCAGTACTACCTCGACATGCACCATGGCGTCGTGAGCGGCATGGAAGGTCTCGCCGCGTGGGACAAAATGTATCTCACGCCGGAGCAGCAGACCCATAAAGCGCAGACGCAACTCGCTGACCTGCACAAGCAGATTCGCGAATCGAGCGCGCTGCTCGACCGCGTGAAAGAGCAGAAGGGCGAAAAGAATGCTGCGGCTGTGCGGTAACTGCGGGCAGGAAGCTGCTCGCAGTTCTATCACATTCGACAGCAAGGGCAACGTGGTGCGGGAGCGCTGCCCGCACTGCGACCCGGCTTACTTCGCCGAACCGTTTCGCAATCCTTCCGACAACAAGATTTACTCCGGGCCGGAAGCTATGCCGCGCATGTACAAGCTCGGCGCGGACGGCGTGCTGTATGCGAAGGACGAACTGCTTGCCGATACTGCGGCGCTGTGGGATGGCGGCCCGAGCGAGCGGGCGCGCCGACACAAAGAAGCCACGCGGCGCACTGATCCGATGACGCCGGAAGAGATCGAGCAGGCGCGCAAGTGGGGCGAGCAGGTGCTGGCTCCAGCTCTGCGCAATGGAGGGATGGCTGCAGCAACAGCCGTCTTGAATCACAGTGAGTGATGATCTGGAAAAAATCTTCCAGCAGGAAGCGCAACGAGTCGAGAGTTTGAATCTCTCCGACCTCGAAAACGAGAAGCGCCGCGTGCGCTCCATCACGAAGACAGTAGAAGGGCGCGAGGCGCTCCGGCAGGAACTCGGTTACAACTTCCTGTTTGCTGATGATGCGCTGAAAGATAAGCGCCCGCTTGTCAGCCTGCTCTGTCCTACGCGCAACGTTCCTGCTCCTGAAACTACGCAGGCGGTCGACGCCATGTGCAAGGCGTCGCGACCCTCGTGCATTCTGACACCGGAGCCGGGCATCTCGAT